TCGATGATGTTGCCACCAAGAAGTCACTGGGCGAGGCGGGGCCGCATAAGAAGTTGCGGTATCCGGGCGGATGACCAATCCTGCACAACTCGAAACCGCGTGGGCACAGGCTCCTCCGGTTACAGTGGCGGCTGCGGCGACGGTTGACCTGTCGGCGCAGGATTCCAATGACGTTGAGATAAGCGGGACGACCGGCACTATCACGTCCTTCGGTACCGGCGTTCCGTGGGTGCGGGTGCGGGTCAAATTCCAGCAGGACGGCATTATTGTTAACACCGCTGGCATGGCCAACCAGATGATGACTGGTGGCACCGTGCTCAATATGCGCGCGGATGCCAACGGGAATTGGGCACTCGATGACACACTAGCGGCGGTGGGCGGTGCGTTGTTTACGAACAATTACACCGCCTCTGGCGCTATCACTGTTAAGTCGAAGAACGCTCTGGTGAAGATGTGGGGCGCTGGCGGTATTGGCGGCGGCAGTCCTAGCGGCTATGGCGGCGGCGGAGCCGGTGGCTATCTTGAAAAACATCTAACGGGTCTGACCGTTGGCAACACGCTGACTTATACACAAGCGGCGGGTGGCTCGGGCAACCCCACCACACTGGCGAGCGGGACGCAGATTATTAGTACATTGACTTGCAACTGTGGCTTTAACAATACCGGCGGTTTCTGGGGCGCAGACGGCGGTACCGCGACCGGAGGTGACATCAACATCACGGGGCAGGCTGGCGGTATTGGATACTATGATACAGTTAGTACCTACGGCTACGGTGGCAGCGGTGGCGTCAACTTTTATTCAAAAGGTGGCGGCGGCAGCGCTCCGACTCTTCCAACCCCCGGTGGCTTGCTGATTCAGTGGCAGTGATATGACCGACATCCGCATCGTTACGAACTACTCGTTCACGCTAACACCGGTCATCACGATGGATTGGTTGCTGACTCCGATGGGCTCGCTGGACGAGGCGCAGGAGTTGGCGACGGCGGTGAAGGTTGCGCTGGCCACCGATGGCCTGGCCTACCAAGACGACCAGCTACCGGGACTTGAGGATGATACCGACCGCGCTGGATGGTGGGGTGACCTACAGGCCCCACAGATTTGGAATGGATGGCCGATTGGTTCTCGACTGTGGCTACTGCGGCGTTCCTCAATTACTGACTCGGCCTCGAGGTTGGGTTCCACGCTGGAACGGGCGGAGCGCTACACGCAGGAAGCCTTGCAGCCGTTTGTGGAACAGAAGATTTGCTCGACCTTCGAGGTGGTGGCGAGCCGCCTTACCTCGCAGGAGATAGTGGTGCAGGTGACGATATTCCGTGGGCCACTGCCAGCAATCCAACTCCAATTCCAGGCCCTGTGGGATGAGATAACGGAACCATAACATGCCTTGGACGACGCCCACGCTGCAACAGGTGCGCGCGATGACGCGCGACAACACTGCCGCCATCTTGGCTACCGCCACGGTGCCGAAGCAGCAAATCCTCGCCACGCTGAACCGGCAGGCCACCATCGGCAACTCCGTGCTGCGGGTGATGTGCGATGCGATGAGCGGGCTGGCGCACCTTACGTTGAAATATCTCGACTGGCTCTCGTTGCAATTTTTACCTGACACTGCTGAAACCGAATGGCTCGACCGGCATGGGGCCATCTGGCTTGTCAACGCCGATGGCACGGTCGGAAGAAAGCAGGCCACCTTGGCGGCTGGCACCGCCACCGTCACTGGAATCGTTGGCTCGATAGTGCCGGCTGGCACGACCCTCACCAGCGGCGAGGAGATTGGCTACGAGGTGATGGAGCAGACGGTGGTGGGGGCTACAGCCACTTCGATGCCGATTCGCTCCCTCGACCCCGGCATTGCCGCCAACCTCGCTACCGGCGACACGCTGCCCTTCGATATCGCCCCGGTTGGCGTGGACAAGGATGCGGTGGTGGTAGCCCTGTACGGCGGCACCGACCAAGAAACCGACGATGAGCTACGAGCCCGAATTCTCAAGCGAATTCAAGAGCCTCCGATGGGTGGCGATGCCACCGATTATGAACAATGGGCTTTAGCGGTGCCGGGGGTCACTAGGGCTTGGGCAAGCCCGCTGGAGCAGGGCATGGGCTCCGTGACAACGAGGTTCGTCATGGATGACCTGCGGGCCGATAACAACGGCATCCCGCTAACGGAGGATGTGCTCGCGGTCCAGACTTACGTTGACTCCAAGCGGCCGGTCGCGGTGCGGGATATCTTTGTGGTGGCCCCCATCCCGTTCCCGATTAGCCTCTCCATCCAGAATTTGGTTACTGATGATTCCGCCACGCGGGCGGCTATTGAGGATTCGTTGCGTGGCATGTTCTACGACCGTGCGGTTCCGGGAGGCACTATTTATCGGTCGTGGATTGATGAGGCCATCTCCACTGCCGTTGGTGAAGACCACCACGAGCTAACCTACACCACCACCGCTGCGCCATCGCCGGGGCACTTACCAATCCTCGGGTCAATAATCTATGCCGGCGGATAAACACGTTCGTCGCGATGGCGATGATTACGCCGAAGCACTAACCGACCTCCTGCCGTGGGGGATGGCGTGGCCGCGCGACGATGAATCCGTCTTGATGAAGACGGTGCGCGGGCTCGCGCAGGTGTTTGGCTACGTGGATGCGCGGGCCGCCGACTTGCTGGAACGGGAAACCGACCCGCGCCTTGCTTTGGAGATGTTAAGCGATTGGGAGCGCAATTTTGGGCTGCCCGACGCGTGCATGGTGTCGGCGCTAACCATCGACCAGCGTCATCAGTTGTTGCTGTTCAAGATGACACTGCTCGGCGCGCAGAGCCGGGACTTCTTCATCGGCATCGCTAAGTGGCTTGGCTATGACATCTCGATTACCGAATACGCGCCCTTCACCGCTGGCATCTCGCAGGTGGGCGACACCCGCGAGATGGATTACTGGAACGGCACTCCAGGCGAAGACCCTGCGGTCACGGATTTTCGCTGGTACATCGGAGACGAAACGCAAAGATTTTTTTGGACCGTTCACGTCCACGAGGCACCTCTTACATGGTTCCGCGTCACGTCGGGGCAATCCGGCTTAGACCCGCACCTCAACATTGGTTACGCCGTGGACTTAGAGTGCCTCCTGCGGAGATGGAAACCCGCCCACACTGACATAGTTTTTGACTACAGCAACCTCACACCGGCGAGCAAGTACGCAGGATTGCCATGAAATATGAGCCACCACTTCAGACGACCGACCCGAATGCGCCGTATGTAAACGCCAACATTCCGGCTGGCATCATGGGCTCCATCCCGACTGCGGCGACGATGGAGAATCCACAGCGCGAGTTGGTGAACTTTATTTCCAACTCGCAGCAAGCACCCGACGATAGCGATTTGATGCAAGTCACGCGCGGAGTACGCGATGGCAAACTGAATTTTTGTATCGACCAAGGAACTCCAAGCACGGTCGTATTAAACCAACTCAATCCTCCGATTACAGAATATGACCCTGGCCTAGAGTTGCGCGTGCTCGTCGCCCACACTTGTGTTGCGGGCGGGACTACCATTCAGGTTGGGGGCCTCCCGGCCATTGCGATTACGCGCCTCGACCAGACTCCGTTGCAAGCCTCCGACCTCATGGCTGGACAGATTGCCGACTTGGTTTGTGATGGAACTCAATTCCAACTGCAAAATGTCGGTATCGCGGTTCAATCTTCAGGCCCCGTTAATCGCTATGAAGTTTATCTTCCTTATGTCCATGATACGGGAAGTGCCAATCATTTCGTCGGGCTCTATACGCCACCGCTGCCGGATATCAAGGAAGGTCGCACGGTCGAAATCAAAGCCTACTTCAACAACACCGGCCCGATTGACTTCGCACCAAACAACTTTCCGATACATCCGGTTGTGCATCCTAACGGGACGCCGATGATTGCTGGCGATGTGGTCGTCAATCAAATCTGTTTGTTGGTGTTTGATGGCACCACGCAGATTACCGGATACCCGCAGGGAGCGTGGCAGTTAATTAGTGTTCGCTCCGCTCCAACGGCCGTTATTGTGTCGCGGCCCAAACGCTCATTGCAATTCCAAGATGCCAATGCAGGTTGGTGGGGAACTTACACGCAAAGCAACATTGCATGTTTGACGCGCACTCCGAAGGTGGCAGGGAATAGACGAGTATGGACTTGGAGTTGCTTCATCCGTTGGCCGGTACTGATTCCCCGGCCAAACTTTTATTTGAGCTATGCCTACGACCTTCGAGAATTTCCATACTCTGCCGGTGATGCGGGCGCATCTTGGGGCGGTTGTCGTGGTGACGTATCGTGTTTGGAATTCTGCGGCGGTGACGTAGACACGGTCCTTTCGATTTTTGTCAACAATACCTACGCATCATCCGGTGGCTACAGTGACCCCGACTCAGTTGCTATGGGCTTTTCGCCAACAATGCACAATGGCACGTTCTTGTGGGGCGTGCTCAAGGACACGAACTGGCACCACATGCTCTGGACGTATGATGCGGTCACGACGCAAAAGACTGCCGTTTACCTCGACGGGGTTGCCGTAACTGTAGGCCCGACTCC